TAACTGAAAGATTGTTAGACAGTGTTGTAGCACCTGTTACACCCAATGTACCACCTATTGTAGCATTTGTAGCAACATTAGCATTGCCAGACAAGTGCAAATCTTTAAACTTGTAAGGAGTACTACCTTCACCTAAACTAACTACGTTATTTGTTTTAGGTCTAAGTACAGAAGCTGTAGCCACTACGTCTTGAGTTGGACCAAGTACTGTAATTGGTGCCCCTTCGTCTGCAGTACCATCATGCGTATGTCCAGTGCTTTCATTAAAAGCAGCTTCAATAGCATTAAATTCACTATCAAGATCATCTGCATCAATAACGTTACCATTGGCAATGTTATTGTCTGTATCTGTCCGTTCGTAACCCGTACCCATAATATTTTCCTTACTGTCTATCGTTTACTGCATATTCAAATATTGCAGTATCTAACAAAAACGAAGCATCTGAACTATTGTCTTCTATTCGTATAGCTACAGTTTCTCCTGATCCAACTATCTGGTTTATGTAACTTTGTGTTCTTGGTGCACCATACTTTGAGGTATTATATATCGTTGTGTTATCCCCATAAATACCAATTGTAGTTCCTGTTTGTGTAATATTAAAACTTGCAGGTTGAATGTAGTCTGCTCTATTTTGGTTATACTTAACACCAGCAACAATGTTTAATGAGCCAAATGGTTTGATGTACATATCAAGCTTATAAAAAGTTTTACGCATCTGTGGATCAGTTATAGGCATGTAGGGAGATTCAAAGATTGCGTCTATGTTTTCCCCATCTCTACTTGTTCCAGTGTCCATATTATACACGTAACCATCTTCATTTGCAAACACTCTGTACTCATCTTCATCAATAAATTGTGAGTCTGCAATATAAACTTTAAAACCTTTTAGTTCTCCCCACTGAAAACCTTGACCACCTTGGTCAATAAACTTACTTCCTAATACACCTCTGGCAACATTAGCACGTTCACTTGAAACGTAAGCAAATAAACGATACTGTGCTTTACTTCTAATTACTGTGCTTGAAAATGTTGAAGCATAATCCTGTAATCTTGAAACTGTAGGTCTAATGTTTTTAGATGCAACGTCAATGCCAAAGTCGCCAATACGTTCTGTTGAACTTAAAGTACGTAGACCGTCTGGCCCAAGGAACATAACGTCAGCACCAACTTCCTGAATTGTATCAGCACTTAAACAACCCAGATCTTCTGTAATAGGTGTAACAACAAAATCAGCAACACTAGAACCAGTTAGTCGTACGATCTTATCATAAGCAAAAATAATTAACTGATCACGAAAAACAATTAATCCTGTAATCTCTGATCCGATACTGATACTACCTGCACCATTAGCTGGATCAAGATCGTCTGGAGTATAGGGGGCAGTAAATACTAACTCAGTACCCACCCCAAAAAATAAAGTACTTTTAAACATACACACATGACTTGCCCCCTCTACAGGAGTATTTATGTTTGTTGCAACTACATCACCTTCTGAGTCAGTAGAAGCAGTTAAGTATGTCAATGTATTACCTGCAATGTCATAATAAGCAGGATAATTAATGCCGTCAACAAAACACATAATAGGATCGTTTGAAAAGTTATAACGAGCCTGACGTACTTTTGTAATTGCTGAATTAGGTGCTGTTCCTAATGATGCCCATGCAGGGGTAGGATCTGCAGCATTTGTAATGTAATAAGTACCATTACGTGCGGCTATAACTTTTTCGTTTCCTGTATCTTGCACAATAGCCAGTGCTTGTATAACACCAGTACCTGGAACAGCACTGTCAACAAACTTATCATAGCCTGAAACTTTTTTATAACCACCATCTAAAGATGGTTCAAAATTTTGTAGTAAAGAAGCAGATCCAACCGCATTTATACCTTGCTGCAAAGGACTAATATTTGTAATTAATCCTCCAGTAAAAGGAACTGGAAATGTCTGCCATTGTGTAGCCATTTTACTGGACTTTCATGCTAGTAAGGGAAGTGGTATTTTGATTTAAAATAGTTGACCTAACGTAGTCGTACCTATTAATGTACAAACTTCTCATATACTTTATACCTTCTTGAAACTTTTGTTGTGCTATCTGAGATGCCTGTGCATCACCTCTAAACTGATAAGCATAGAACATTGCACCGTCTACAATAATATGTTTAAACTCTAGTGGTACACTTGGCACATCATCATAAAGTTCAAGCTCGACTGAGTTACGATAATACTCGTAGTCAAGCTCATAATCTTTATCTGGAGTAGGTATAATTAAAAATTCTTGACTAGGTGCACGTACTACAAATCTAGGCAAAGAACGTTTGTCAGTGCTATTGTTATACTCAAAATCTATGTATTTGTCAAGGTATTCTTGATAATTTATAGGTTTTAATTTAGTTGTTTCGACATTTAAGTCAGAATCTCGTCTGATTCTAAAGCTATCCATATCTAAAACTTTTGCATCTGATGGGTATCCGTAACGTAATGTACCTGCAGTCAAGATATCTTCTTCTATTACATGGTTCCAAGGCCACTTATACTCTTCGTGATTAATATGTCGGATAGCCGCATTAACTGAGTCTTTAGCTGTATTGTAAAACCCAGTAGCTGTAGCAAAGTTAGAACTTGAAAGCTCTACCTCATTAAGTCTACGGTTTATTTCATTTACAAGTCCAAGAAAATTGTATGCCATTATTTATTCCTCACACGTAGTCTGATGCTTCGTTCTACAGTAAGCCCATTGCTGTCTGTTATCTGACATGTAAACTTATATAGTTTATTGTTAGTGCCTGATCCGATATGTGCAGTAACTACTGTGTTTGTGTTAGACGATGAAACTAACTGAATGCCATTTACTAATGGTCCACTGTCTGTAAGTTGTGTTTTCGTCCCATCTGCTGCATCTACATACCAAGTATAACTTGATATTGTTGCACTCCCAAGAAAACGGGACCAATCAATACTATAATCAAGTGTTTCATCAGGGTCTTTGTTAGGCCATTTTAATGACATTGTATTATCCTTTAAGCTGCTCTGGCATATACTGTTCTGTATTCAGAAGATTGAGGTTCGATATACACTGTTCTGCTTTCATCCTCTGCTACATAAACGGTTCTTGCTTTTGATGGTTGCGGTTCAATGTAAACTACACTATCAGCAATTTCACCTACAAATACTGTTCTTGTAGTATTGTCTGTTAGTTCTTTTATGTATGCAGTACGAACTCTACTATAAAGTTCTTTTAGTGCAGCATAATCAAATCTTGTAGTCAGTACCGTTACATCGTTAGTGCTTGATGTTGCAGATACACTACTTGATACAGCAGTAGCACCTGCAGTAACAGTAACAGTGTTTATGGCTGTAGTGCCTAGTACACTTTGTCCTGTAAGATCAACGTCAGCATTGGCAATGACATTAACGTTGTCTCCGTTAAACTGTACTGTACCTTGTACGCCACCTATATCAAATAGTGCAGTACCAGTAACTGTTACATTGTTGTCTGCTACACCTGTAGCTTCAACTGCGTCTGGTACAACAACGGCAGTACCTGTTACTGTAACGTTACCGTTTAACGATAGTGTAGCTTCAAACGAGTCACTGATTACAACTAATGCATCTGCATCAACAGTGACTTCATCTCCACTAACTGTAGGATCGTCTGTTATTGCTTCGGCTTCAACACCGACTATGCTAAACAATGCAGTACCAGTAATGGTCAGAGCATCGTTTATTTCACCCGTAGCTTCAACTGCAGTTGGTACGACAGTGGCACCAGCAGTGACTACAGAGTTTGGATCAACGGTAACTGTAGCTTCAAACGAATCTGTTATAACTGTTAGTGCATCAGCTATAACGACAGAGTTTGTGTCTACCTCACCTGTGCCTTGTACCCCAGTAATGCTAAACAGTGCAGTACCAGTGACACTAACATTATCATTGATACTGCCTGTAGCTTCTACTGCTGTTGGTACAACGGTAGCACTTGCGGTTACGGTTACATCTGCTATTGATAATGTAGCAGCAAACCCAGTTACCGTGATCGTAACATCGGCCTGTTCATAGCTTTCACCGAAGCTGGCTACGGAAAAAGGATTTTGTGAAAAGGCCATTAGCTACTCCTTATGCGGCAGCTTCTTCTTCTTTAGTAAGAGATTCCTGCAGCATTTTCATAAATGCATCTCTGCCTACAGATAGTTGATCTAAGTTAAACTTAGCAGAGTTAATCTTTTGATCCAGTGAGGCAACATGATTAATCAGCACCTTCTGTTCATCTGTAAGTTGATCTTCTGTGTAATCTACGTCATCAATAGTGATAACAGTAGCCTTTTTTTCTTTAGCCATTGTTTTCTCCTTTATGCTAAAATTTATGCGGCAGCATCGTGTGATTGTGCCCCATACCATGTTGCTCCACCATCTCTTGTGTAGAATACATACATGTCTAATTCACCAGTTCCTGGTGCATCTGGTGCTGTACCTCCTGACCATACAACAGAGCTAGGCCACGTAACGGTATAAGCAGTAGATGCGTTGCCAACCAATTGTAAAACAAAACTATAGCTCCAAGCATTCGCAGGATTAGTAAAGGTAAAAGTAGTATTGCCTGACATTATCAAAGCAAAAGCTTGCGCATTAGTAGTAGTTATAGTAACAGATGTACCCGTTAGTGCGTCAAAATCTTCGTAGTAAACTGAGTAGTTAAAAATAGGTACGTTTGAATCTATCCAAGAACTAGCAAACGTCATATTGTTACCACCTGCTGTAACCATGTACATAGCATCAGTACCAAATTGCAAATGTGTGTCTGTGTCACCACTATGGATAACTTTGTCTCCAACATAGGCATTATTAACTGTAATATCGCCAGTGCTATAGATATGTTTATTGCCACGTACACGCAGATATGTTCCATCTGTCATGTACCAGCCACCGCCCCAGCCAAAGCCTATCTCTTCGTCTCGCATAAAAGACCCTGAACCACGACCAAAGACAATAGCATCGTTGTTGTTTGTTAGCTGTATAGAGCCGTTTACGTGAAGTTTGTTGTTACTTATTGTACTAATAACAGAAGCATTATCTGTTGTAGTGTAGCTTGGCCCACTCTGTCCAATAACAACATCACCTGCGTATTCAGCTAGACGAACAAGACCTGTATCTTTTACCTCTATACTAGGAACACCAGATAAATCATTAACACTAAAGATAGTACCACTTGTACTATTATTAATTGAGAATAGCTGACCACCTGAACCCTCAAAGGAAACAGTACCATTATTACTAGGATAAACATTAGCTGTAATAGTTTGCGCAGACGTAGAGGCATCAGCACCTTTGAACTCAATCTTAGGGTCATCAGTAGACCCTACATTAGGAGTTATTAAAATGTCTTTATCTGTATTAGCCATGTTATTACCTTATATTCCGTATCTACTACGGTGAGCTTGAAATACTTGAAATACCTCATTTGCAGACAATGCTCTACCGTGAACCATTACTAAACCTATATCACCAGTAAACCAAGCCCTATTACTTCTATTATTTCCTATATTTACTTGTGACCCATCAGCATTATCCATTCCGCTATAAGGGTCTGTAGACGTTTGCAATCTTAGTATACCATCTACATAAAACTTTACACAAGCCGTAGATAAGGAAGCATCATATACAATTGAGACATGGTGCCATGCATTATATACAAAATACGCACTATTTATGTTGATATCAGTAGATTTATCATCTATATAAACCCGTAGCTGACCAGATGAGTTATACCCTATCTCATAGTTGTCATTAAAACTAGTACTAGCTTTCCCAAAAACACAATTACCTATGCTGTGGTTGTCAAGGTAAGTTGAAAAACTGGTTGCTCTAGCAAAATAACTAACCGTGTTTTGTTGTTGGTTATCACTTAAAGCCTCACCTGATCCCTCTAGTATAGCTCCAAAGTCAATAAAATCTGTGGAGCCATCGAAGCTAAAATAACCCCCTCCTGAAGCTGTGTGTGTGGGTGTGCCACCAAAAGCCCCATCAGTTTTACTATTACTTAAATCAAGCCAATAGTTGCCACTGCCTGGGTATGATCTAGTGTTACCTGCATCAACATACAATTGTAGATCGTCTGTAGGTACATTGGGGCCATTTGAAACACTCATATGTCAAACCTCCCACGCAAAGCATTAAAGTTATTTCTTGCTTCTTCGGCGGTAAGTCCTTTGCTGTAATATCTCACTAAAGCAATTCGACCATTAAATGCATAACCATCACCATCACCAATATACAGAGGCTCCGGCGTAGAAAGATTACCTGTATGGGTACTATCGCCCATTATGTATTCACCATCTAAATAAAACGCTGTGCCAGTGCCGTTATATGTATACACTACATGATGCCAAAGACCATCTTGCCCTATTCCATCTTTATATGACTCTGCGGAACGACCACCACCTGCGTACACCCACATACGCAGTTGATAACTACTAAATGTACCTAAAGAGATTGTTGTATCGCCTCTATCTAAGATACGCCCATACGTACTAAATGTATCTGTAGAAGAACTCATATAGACAACTTCCATAGTCATCTGATTTGCTGTAGGTTCTGCAAAAGAAACAGTTGCTGCCTGACCACCACTAGTAAACTTGAAGTAGCTCTTTTCTCCATCTGACGTGTGGGTGGCGCTAGTTAAAGTAGCATCATAGTTGCCCATCAAGTCTGTCCAAGTAGTTCCACTACCAGAGTATGACTTAGGATTAGACGCATCAAAAGATAGATACAAACCGTCTGTAGTAACTCGTGGCCCGTAGTTAACTTGCATTGTTTCAGGTGAATGGCACATGAGAATTGTTTCATCGTCATTCTCACCTTCATATATGCCAGTAACAGGTAAATCTGATGTTACTAAAACATTTTCGTATGAGCTTGTACCTGTAAGCCTTGCTGTATACACACCTTGTGCGCTACTTCCTGTCATGGTTGTTGTAGTAAGAAGTGTACCAGAAGAATCATAAGCTTTTAATGTTGCAGCTTGATCGCTTACAAATTTTGAAAACTCACGTTCATCTTCAGGTACTAAGAACTGTAAGCCAAAACCCTCTTTTGATATAAAGGGTGTCATCTCACCACCATCAGCATCAGCCTGAGAAAAACATGCTATAGGTTTATCTGCTGAGACAACGACACCATCCCCTGTAAATTGATTACCAAGACCGTATGAAAATGCAGATTGTTGACCACGATTTAATGTAAAAGTTCTTGATTGGCCTGAACTACTAGACTCTGTTATAGATGTATTATCTTCTAGTGGTACTATATGTCCGTTATTAGAAGGTGTACCGTATACTGTTAGAGATGCAGGGTATAGTGGAGTACAATCCTCCGATGGTAAGTTTCCTGCATATATAGCTATAGAATTATCTGATTCAAATATATACTGACCATACCCATTAGCAGGTGTGTATTGAGTAAAAGAACCTTTAGAAACACTAAGGGTTGTTACCGCTGTAGCATTAGTACCATTACCATATGACACATCAACACTTGCATCTTCATCTATAGCAACTAAGTAGTAACTTATAGTATATCTATCCCAACGATGTGCAAACTGTGTTCCCTGAAACGCATAACAAATACCAGACTCACCATTACCGCTTATAGAGAAAGATATAGGCTTATCACCTTGTACTATATCGTTTGCAGCTAGTGTGAGGGTTGCTGTTGTCTGCTTTGAGAGTATTGTGGTATGAAGATTACCATTAACATAAACTTTTGTATCATCAAAGAAAGCAGAAAATAGGTAACTGCCGCCACTTAGGATCATCCATCTATTATCACCAGATGTTCTTTTAGTATTTTGAGTATTACCAACATGAGTTGCCATAGTTAAGCCTCGTACTCAACATCCCATGCATCTACGTCTTTACGTGTTGCTTGTATAAAGTAGAAGCAATTAATATCTGTGTCACATCCTACAGTAACTTTATTATCTGCTATACTCTCAACCCACAGATCAGCCTTACCACCCATAGCTGTTAGCTGTACTGTGATGCTGTCCTCGTGTACTAAGCCTGTCCAGTAATCTG